GTCTTCACCCTGTTGAATTATAGTTTGTGATACTTCATTGCTCTAGGCATCGCTGTCATTAATTTTGTTAAGTGCCGACAACCTACAACAGTTAGCTCGATTCTCGTATTTTTCTATCAATATTTTTTCCGTAGTAAATAAATTGATGCGACGCATGGTAAGCAGTATTAAGGGCCAATTCAAGAAACTAGCACGGTTGGCTCGTGACAATGGAACGAATACTATATGTAATCGGGGCTCTCTTGAAGTTCATGATTGCAGGTTTGCTGTGTGGCCTGATCGTTGTAATCTCTGTTATGACATGGTTGATTTTGCCAACGAAACTAGTCATTGCGCTGCATGTCGTTGGAGTCGCAATAATTATCCTTATGAGTATTTGTGCGACTTCTGCGACATCCCGTGCGCTCATGTTAGATACGCTACTGGCGTCAAACAAGACCGCGCGGTACTCGCAACAAACTTTATTGGAAGTGAATTCAACCCAGTACCCAGACGACCTCTCCGAACTCTTCGTCCCACGATGGACCTGGAAAAAGAAAGACGTGAGCGCGATAAGCGCAACGTCTTTTAATTCCGGTGAGCCCGCAGACAACGATATACCCGGCGGATTGGCAGTGGAGATACCCAGAGTCATTGGTGGCGTGGAATACGTGAAGGTGGCGGATGGGGTTAAGCTCAATAAGTCTTGTATTTTTGAGTACGCCCGATCAACCACTAACACGTGCAGACGCCAGCTACCCGAAGTCCTTAAGAACACAGCCCTTAACAGGGCAGTTGTCACTCGTAAAGTTTGCTCCATTATGGAGGATCATCAATTATCACTTAAAGACATGGACACCATCGTGCCCATGGTGTTAAGGTGTTTCTTCATTCCGCGCGCTGTTGACGTGGCGGCTGCTTCGGCTGCTGCTGCGCCGGCCGTGCAGGAGTACTTTGCCAGTGCCAATAGCTTATTCAAACCAAGCATTGTTCGGCGGGTTTTCGGGTTGGGCAATCCGTCCCTTCAAGCGGATTGTCTCATTGACCGCGATTGAGGACGCCTGCGTTTGGTTACAGGGATTGAGTCACCTCCGTCACGAGTGGTGGTTCCGTCTTGTGTCAAAGTAACCAAATGGGCGGGCGTAGTGAAGGACCGCCGCATGATAAGTGTGCTAGGCGGCGGGCCCTGTGTAAATATATCTTGCCACAAATATTCTGTAAATAATCTTAAGCGTTCTATTTTAGAACGCGTGTATTACGTCAAGGATTCTGTAACTAAGGAGCAGCGACCACCAAAGCTGCCCGCTCCGAACCACTTTAAGCATTGCTTACGACGACAACTTCACGAATTCCGTAAATTACTACCGATCCTAGAGCCGATGACCTACGAACAGTACGTCGACAGCTGTGAAGGGAAGAAGAGAATTGTTTACGGTAACGCTTTGAAGTCATTGAAGTTGCGAGCGCTGCATGATAAAGATGCCCATGTTCGGATGTTTGGTAAATTTGAAAAAACCAATTTAACTGCTAAGCCGGATGCTGTGATGCGTGCCATTTCCCCACGTTCTCCACGGTTTATCTTAAGCGATGGGAGGTTTTACAAACCCATGGAGAAGGTCATTTGTGGTTCAATTGACGCACTTTATGGAGAGCCTACCGTCATGAAAGGAAAAACCGTCGATGACGTAGGGCGCATCACACATGAAAAATGGCGGCGATACAAAAAACCTGTTGGTTTGATGCTCGACGCCCGCCGGTTTGATCAACATGTCCATCAAGATGCACTAAAATGGCAACACAAAGTGCAGCAGTTATGTTACAGAGGAGGCGCGTTGCGAGAATACCGAAATATATGCCACAAAAAATTAGTACAGAAGTGCACTGCCGTGGCTAAAGATGGTAAGATCAAATACGTTGTTAAAGGAACTCGCACGTCTGGCGATTCTGACACCGGAGGAGGAAATTGTTTGTTGATGAGCTCTATGATACACGCATTTATGCGTTCTCTCAATATCAACCAATTTTCCTTACTTAATAATGGCGACGACTGCGTTCTAATCTTCGAATCGCATCTACTGAAACTCGTTACTCGCTCCGTCAACCCTTGGTTTCAGGCCATGGGGTTTGAAATGGAGGTCGAAAAACCTGTTTATGAGGTAGAGAAGATCAGTTTTTGCCAAATGCAACCAGTGTTAATAGACGGACAGTATCGAATGATACGCTCGTTCCCGCTTAGCATCGCGAAAGATCTTACTTCTCTTAAGCCAATTGACAAGCCAAGAGTTTTCAAGTCATGGTTCCAAGCTGTTGCGGATGGTGGCGTGTCGCTAACCAGTGGCATTCCCGTATTGCAAACCTTTTACGAAACACTTGCTAGATCGGCTAAGATGGTGGTGACTGCTCGTAGCAAAAGCAGGCGCATAGAAGTGCGCCAGCGCAAGCGAGCGGAATCCTACGTCAACCCGATCACGCAGTGGTTTAGTACGAAAGACCGCGGACATGCCCACGTGTCCGATTCTACTCGGTTTTCGTTTTATAAAGCGTTTGGTTACACTCCCGATGCACAGCTTGCGTTAGAGAGGGTTTATTCCTCTATGGTCATACCTTGTGGTAGCGCGTCACCGTATCTGGCGCCGCAGCACCATCCTTACTATGAACTTGGACCGCGGTAATCCGGCCTCCGACCGGCACGTCGTTAAACATACCCGTTGGACTACGTTAAGCCATTGGGTTGCATGGTGTAATTGCCCAAAACTATTACTTTAGTGCTAACAAAAACGCCAAGAGACTGCACGGAGCTCCTCTTGTAGTTACCATGCGATGTACAGTCCCAGTTAGCTTGCTGGGATCCAATACCCAAGCTCATTCTGGCTAATTTATATCAAGCCGGAGTACTAACCAAAACCTTATTAGGTGTTGACCCATATACCAATTTTGACATAAACTCACCCCGTACCGATAGTCGTAACTACCGTAACAAAGATCAATTTGAACGTTTAGAAAACCCTTATAAAGACGTTGCTCCACCTGATTTGTCGTACAAGGGAACGTATAATATCTTTGACCCTTCGTTTCAAGATCGGAATTATTCTATCAACTCTAACGATTATTGGCCTTCTAACTTTGGCAATTATAAACCTAACGTCATCCAGGCTGATACCGAGAATTACTTCGACTGGACCACCAACGAATTCGTCGCTGATAAAAACGCTCCTTGGCAGTATTACCTGTACGGAGTCAAGACAATCGGATTTCAAGAGCAAAGTGCCGATATTATACCCGAGTCACCCGAACTAGGCTATCCTATTAGTTCCACTATCATACAACCTTCATTAACTTCCGACGCAATTATGCCTAATGGAAATTCTTCCCCCGTTAAAAAGACGAAAGTTAAACAACCTAAAGCTGCAAACAAGCGCAAGAATGGCGGAGTGGGGGCCAATCGCGGAGGCCAGGTTGTTACCAGCGTTGCTGCGCCAATTTCGATCGGTACTACCGTTAAAAATCGGCTCCCGAACTTTGGAGCCAACCAACCCTTCCGCATACAACACTCCGAGTACATAACGGACATTGCAGGCAGTGTAGCTTTTGCGAATTCGCAATACTCCATCAACCCTGGGTTGTCACTAATGTTTCCTTGGCTTAATGCCATTGCCAATCGCTATGAGCAGTTTCGCGTCAACTCTATGCGTTTTAGGTTTGTGCCTAGTTGCGCTTCTACTGCAACTGGCACAGTGATGTTTGGCATCGACTACGACCCTGCCGATGCTGCACCCGTTTCCAAAAGTGATCTAGCCACTTATAAGAGCTACATTAGTTCTTCCCCATGGAGGCCCTTTGTTAATGTCGCCGTACCTGGCGACTTGAACACTTATCCACACCAGTACGTGCGATCCGGCACGCTAGCTTCTAATCTGGATATTAAGACCTATGATGTGGGGACCCTCAATGTTGCGACTATAGGACAAGCAGGCACTACTACCATTGGGGATTTGTTCATCGACTATGATATCACGCTGTCCAAACCTCAAACACAAAATGTCGCTTTGAGTGGCTTCTTTAATGTGTCTTCTGGGTTGGCGGGCAATGCTCTCATGGCCGGTGGTGCTGTCCCTACTGGAACCCTATCTGCAACCTCCTCTGGTAACATCATCACCTTTCGTTCTCAATTCGAGGGAATATGTTCCATCGTAATTACTGGTACTGTGGTCACTGCTAGTAGCCAAAACTTTCTGACCTCTACCGCAACCACCACCCTCGTTGAGGGTACGTGCATTAATGCAGCTGCCACCAAGGGTGTGCTCACGTTTCTAGTGCGAGCGTCTCCCGGGCAGACACTTGATATTTCAAGTGGATACACCACCTGCACAAATGCCGCATGGCGGTTCGGTAACTATACCTATGCTCTAACTTGAGCTGCTTCATTATAGAAGTGTTATAACGTAGTGAAAATTAAAAATCTATAAAATTAAGTGCAAATTATAAAATAGTTTAGTAACGGTTTGTTGGTCACAAACCGGTTGTATATTGACCGACCCTGAGTGACACCAGGGGGAACGCGTGCAAACCCGTCTTGTTGAACTCGCGCCTCAACTAGTATCGAGCGACCCACCGGTGCTGGTAAAATGTAGCTAACAACTACTACCCTCTTCAGCTGACAGGTTAATCGTCAAGAGCATGACGCTAACATCGCCCACAGGTTTAAAG